GCCGTGCAGCGTCCGATAGCCGCGTCGATGGTCGCCATCGGCTTACCGGGATCGCGTCCCGCATTGCCGTCTGCGGCGTTGGTGGCACCTGAATCGACGAAAAAGATTGCCCCGGATGTCACCGGGAGGTTACTGAGCGAATTGGCTACGAATGCCATTTGGTTCTCCTGTCTTCGGGTGGGTCTGCTAAGACGCGCCCATCTCCTGTGTCAGCAAATCCCCTGACTCGCTGCTCCTGGCTTCACCTTCCGCATACCGTGGTTGCGGGTTTTTGGCTGTGTCTTCCCTGGAAGACCCGGCCAGTTCTTCGTCTTGATGGGTCCGACGTTGTCGTGCCTAGGACCGGAATGGCCCGTCTCAGCGCCGCCCTTCTTGAAGTGTTGAAATCTCTGGTTTCCCATCACTTGCCCTTCTTCGGCTTTTTGTCGCTCACAGAAAAATCGAATGAGCGAGCAAAGCGTGAGAGGTACGAAAGAACGACCGTTTTCAGGCGATCGAGCCTTTCGACTCGTACTCCCTTCATAACGATCGTCACATCCGTTTCTTCAGGCACTACGACACCTGCGATCCGAGGATGAAGCGCCAGTCGGTGTGCGCGGCTCCGTAGCGCATGTACGCGCGCCACTTGCCTACGAGCGTGTCGAAGTCCTCGATGAACGCAAACTCCAGCGGGGTCCGTGTAGACCAGTGAAGCATCTGCTTCCGCTGCCGACCGTCCATCAGGAACCAGTTGTTCGTGTCCGTGAGGTAATTCCATTCAACGGACGTGTACTTCCCCTCGTGGACGTTCTTGTTGTTGAGATCGGTGTCCACCTTACCCGACGACTGGATGATCTCGTATGCCTCTTCGTACAGGTTGATCGGGTGAAGGATCTCGGTCGGGATGATGCTGATCTTCTCGGCCTGATCTCCTCGGAAATCCGTCATCTGGATTCGCGCCGCAGCCACGGCTGTCGCTGACAAAGCCGACGTGGTCAGGTTGTCGAAACCCGTTGCCGTGGAAGCGCCCGATGTGGTCAGGTGCGAGTTGCTGCACAGAGCCCTGTTCTCGGTGTTGTTGTAGAAGAAGTTGTCCACCGAGAAGGCGTTGTTGAACATCCGAGCGCCATGCTTCTGCCGCGTGCGAGACGCTGCCGTTGCAAGGCCCTTCGGACGGGCGTCGAGGATGTTGTACTGCTCGTCGTCGAGCAACTTCCTTTCTGCCTGGATCCCCTTCGCAAACTCCACCGGGGTCAGGGTCGTGTTGTAACCCTGGTTCATGGAGCTGTACTCCACGGTCCCTGTGAATTCCCCGAAGTCGTCGATGGTTCCGACGCTGCTCCACGTCATGTTGTTCCGACCATTTGTCGGGTCCATGCCGTAGAAACGATCGAGCATGTCAGGGAGTTCGTAGTATTCCTCCCAGAAGATTTCCTCGAATCTAGGGTCGAGTGTGTCTTGGAAATTCGCTGAAATATGCGGAACGGCCATTTCTTATCTCCTACGAGTTCAGCGTGCCGTTCTGATTGAAGGCATGAGAAGCCGCCATGATCAGAGCGAAGCTGTTGTTGAGTCCGTCATCTGCCTTGTCGCGGAGCAGGTGTTCGACCACGATGAAGTTGTCATTCGACGCGGCTACAGCCGCCGTTGCGTCGATCTGGGTGAAAGCCGTCGATAGCGTCGGCCACTGAGTCATCTCGGCGACGACCGTGGAGGTTTCCACGAACTCGTCGAGTGCCGCGATGGCCTTCGGGAACGCGACGGCGACGAGAGCGGCACCCGTGAAGCGCCGTTCGTGCCCTACGTTGGCTCCGCTGTAAGCCCAGACGGTGAACTCATCCGTTCCGCCTGTGATGGTCGTTCCGGCCGAGCTGGCGGCCTGCGCGGCGCTGATTACAGCGAGAGCCGTGTCTTCGGTCCCGCCGTTGTTCAGCTTGGCGGAGTAGACGGCATCCGGGTTGATGATGACGGACGCGAACGAGGCGTTGTTCCCGTCGCTCTGGTCACCGGCTCCGGCTGCGACCTGCGCGTTCGTGCTGGCGTCAGCGGCGTCCACGGTCAAGCCGACGACACCCACCGCTGCGGTGGTCGTGACGTTGATCACGCCGTCGCCGTCGGAAGCGTCCGCATTCGACTGGACCGGCACGCCCGCTACGACTGCGGCGGCTGCGTCCACGATGAATTTCTTCATGTGGGGGGCTGAACCTCCGATGCAGTATTTGAATTCCATTGCTTTCTCCTATCCGTTCCTTGGTGTCCATACGAGCCCGTGACGGATCTTACCGCCAGAGTCGCATAGCAAAGATTCATGGATGAACAGATGTGAATCGGGCCGGTGCTCCCGGCAACCATCACACCTTCCTGTGACGCGAAGATTCTTCTCGTAGAAGTAATGCGCCGAAGCGTGATCGAACTTGTGACGACATGACCAGCACAGCCAGATCGTCTTCGCTCGCGCGACAAGTCCATCGATATAGGAACCGGCTACTTCGCCGAAATCGCGACCCGGATGCTCCGCGACTTTCGGCCGCTTGGCAGGGCGAGCAGGAGCCTGCGGCTTCTCGTCCCATCCTGAAGACGGGCTCAAGCGCTTCGGCAAGATCAGGGTCGGCGAGTTCGGAGCGCTACTCAAGCGGCTTGACTCCTGTCCACGTTCTTCGTGCGCGCTCGCGTGGTGACCTTCAGAAAGAACGGGTCGTCCTCGCCCTTGTAGAGAGTCGCAGCTTGGTTACGGAACTGATCGATCTGACGACTCGTTAGTCCCTTCTCCCACGAGGCATCTGATGTCTTCGTAGAGGTGCTTCGATCTGAGCCACCCCCGGTTTCCTTGTGTGACTCACGTCGGGAGCGAGTCGTTTCCTTGACGCGATCGAGCGACCCGAAAACCATCTTCATCGCGAGAACTTCGGTGCGAAGATCCTGATCCAGACCGCGCTTCTTCATCTCGGATATTTCGGCCTGTACTCGCTTTAGATCCTCTGAGCCATCAACTTTCAGGTCAGGTCGCGCAGCCACATAGGCATCGAACTCAGCCTGAAGCTCTTTCTTCTGCGCGGATACGGTGTTCTTGTGATCGAGTTCCTGAATCAGCTCATCGCGTAGGGATTCACGGAGCTGCCGCGCCAGCTCTTCATCACGCTGAGATTCCGTGATCTGACCGGCGTCTACCGCAGATTGAAGCTGATCTCGGTTCAGAACCGGAGCTTCTGGCTCGGCGGACTTCTCTGTGGCGATTTTCACCCGCTCTTCTAGTCGGACTTTGTCGAGTTCGATCTGGCTTAGTTTGGATTGCATTGAATCGAGCCGGTCTTGGAGTGCCTTGACCGCTGCATCGGGCTGTTGATCGCTGGGCGTCGTATTCGGATCCGTCACTCATCCCTCCTGAACGCAAAAAAGGTCGCCAGAATCTCTGGCGACCCACGATGGACACGATTCGTCCGTAAGAGCCGTGCTTGGTGTTAAAAAGAACGTATGACTTATCCGACGGATTATGTCAAGGAAGCCGGTCGTACCTCAAATACCACAGTCCCATCGCTGATCGTTATCTGAGCCTTGCATCGCTTGCAGGGCGTTCTCACATGGAATGGCGTAACTGCCTGATATTCCAGTAGAAATCTGCCACAACCAGGGCATCGAACGTCAGTCTTCGTCGAACTTGAACAGCTCAAGCTGTGCCCTTTCGCCGTCGCTTAGAATCTGCGCCGGGAGCTTCATAACGGACTCCAGCGTCGCCTTGGACACCGCCAGCCGCAGAAGATTAGCTTTGTATTTCGCCATCTCGGCCGCGTCAAAGGACGGGCTCGACGTGAAAGCGTCCGTGATGCCCTTGGCGGAAGCATCGATACTTTCGATCTTCGCCTGGAGAATCGACAGGAAAAAGTCCCATTCCGTCGAATGAGTGATGACATTGATCGGGACCGTTGCCTGCGCCAGAATCCTCAGATCAGTACGGCGGTCGCCCACTTCGGCTTTCCGCTTGCCGTTGAGCAGGGCCTGAAACTCCTGTCTGGTTCCGTTCGCCACTATTTCTTCGCCTTCTTCTTGTCGCGCTTCTTCTTTTTTGCAGACGACTTCGTTGAAGAAACCATACTAGAGGCCGCGTCTATGCTTCTCTTCGATCCCACTTCGCTGTGCTCGAACCTTGACCTCGCCATCAATCTCTGCTCTTCAGCCCCTCCGAAGCTCCCTTCGTATCGAACATTTCTTGACGGTCGCAACCCACCAAACTTCGACGGATACTTCTTGAAATCTGCGCTGGTTGATCTCCCAGTAGCGAATTCGCTCCGCGCCTTGTGGGCGTTACTTTTACCCGGCGTGAGTGTCTTCTTAGTTTTCTTCTTGGGCTTCGGCATTACTGCATTCCTCCGTTGGCGCCGCCGCGTGCGTTCGCCACTATTTCTTCGCCTTCTTCTTGGTGGCCTTCTTCTTGGTCGCCTTCTTCTTGCTCTTGGATGACCCCAACATCCGCCTGCCCTCGTTTCCAAGGCGAAGACGCCCGCCGTCGCTCGCACGGTTCGGAGGAGACTCCTGCGGCGAACGCTTGAAGTCGCCGCGTCGGTCTACAGCCTGACCAGTAGCCCGATTTATACGACTTTCTCTGGCAAGAAGTTCTTGGGCAGTTTCACCACTATTATGAGAATATGCCCGATTTTCAGCTTGTCTCACGGTTTGCGATCGACCGGGTGTGGGTTTATTCTTGGGCTTCGGCATTACTGCATTCCTCCATTCGCACCACCACCTGCGGTGGGCAATGTCTCGTCTAGAAGTTCGTTGTCATTCACTGGCGGATTGGACATATCCAGCGGCTCTCCGCCTCCCTGCTCGCCTCCGCCCTGGCCTCTGCCGCCGCGCTGGGCTGCTCCGATCTCGCCAGCCTGCTTTGAGAGCTGATCCATCTTGATTCTCTCCGCTGTTTGCTTCATGTACGCGCGGAGGATTTCCACCTTATTCGGGTGGTCGAGGTATCCGATCATCTCGCTCTTCGCGAACTGCTGCAATTTATCAAGATGCTGCTGCGCGCCCTCCATCGGTGCGCCCTTCGGCATCTGACCGTTAATGATCTGCATCAACGCTTCTTCTGCCAGAACCGGAGCCGTCATCGCTTCGGGCGACGGCTTGTTGATGTACTTCTCTGGGCGCATACCCTTCGTTCTTCCCCAGTCTCGCATCAGTCGGTAGATGCCATCCGGAGTTACGATACCGAGCTGCAACGGGATCTCTGAAATGAATGTCGCCATCGCCTGTTCCAGAACTTCCTGCTGGGCGATCTTGCTGGCGTTCAACACGTTCGCAGAGAAGTCGAAGTCGAACCGTCCCTGTAGATCGGTGAATACATCGACTTCGCGATACGGGTCGTCTGATGGATCACGGATGCCGATGATACGAAAAGCCTTCTTCTCGGGAAGGAAGTGCTGATTCAGTTCGTGGATCTGCTTGTATACTTCCAGCCAACCAGACAGGAATCGACGCAGGATACGCTCGGGTCGCGCTTCTCCCTCTTGAAGAAAACTCTGCAAGTTCTGACTGGTACGGAGCGCAGACGAACGTCCGACTGGAACTCGACCAAACTGTAGGTCGCCAATCACCGTCAGCTTCTCCTGCATCTGGTCAGCCATAGACAGCATGTTGAGGGCGTAGGACTGAGAATTGCTCGACCCTATATCTGGGAAGTAGACATCGTTCTTCGGATCGCCAAGCGGAACTCCGTCGCCTGGGAACAATCTCATCATCTCTGGTTTTATGTTGGACGTTGGACGATAGAAGTAGAACGGTGTGTTCCCAAGAGTTCCAGAATCGACGGCTTGGTCGAACGTCTGCTTCTTGAAGTCGTGAAGAGACTCCATCATCTCCAACATGCCGATGCCTTCTCGGCGGCCCTGCACGGGGATGAAAGACGCTTCAGCGAAAGGACGACGCGGAGGATCAGACGGGTACATCTCAGTGAGAGGCTTCGCCTTGAGTAGTATCTCCGGCTCTTTCAGAACCCACCAGATCATGTCGGTGTTGATGCCGTCGCCGTCTACGTCATAGAGGTCGAAACAGGTGTACCGAGTGAGTGTACGATGCGTGTCGTCAACCGAGCGCTGCTCATCGTACTTCCCCTGCAATACATCCTTCTGGAGTTTTTCTTTCTCGTCTGTCTTGTTCTCTTTCACGTTCAGGATCTTCTTGAGATCCTTCTTGGAGATGAGATCATAGAAGTCTGAATCTGCGAGACGTTGAATCTCATCGATCGTCGGGTAGTCCTTCATTATGACGTGCGTGGCACCATTCGGGTTGCTCGGCCCAGGGATCTGAAGATTCGCCGAGCGAACCGGAGCTAGCACATCTTCGTAATCCTTGATGATGATCTTTGGTCCCTCGTAAACGCGAGTTTGTCGCGTGGCGAGCATTTCGATTTCATCATCCGATGTCGTATAGAACTTGACGCGGAACTTCTGCTTCCCGTCGTCGATCTCCCAGTCCCAACCCTCTTCGTCGATCATGTACTGATCGGTGTTCGGGAACTCCTGAATGATGATCTTTTCGAGGTGCTGCCTGGGAAGCTCTCTCTCCTCGAATCCTCGGAACGTCCGGTAAAGGACCGTCTTTCGATCTTCCTTCACCCACGGGATATACGCCACGAAATTACCGTCCATGACGAATGATGAGGCGGAGTCTTCTACGGCTTTCTCGCCGTCTTGCTCGACGAATACCTGCGTATCGAGGAGATCGTCTATCAGCTCTTCCTTGCTCGTGTTGAGCGGTGGAGTCAGCGCACGAGCCGTCGTGAACGGACGGTTACTCATCAGTGAATTGTGGAGCGTATCCTCCATCATAAGCACGTTGGTCATCATGTCCGGAAGGGCGATGTTCGATGACCCGGCCCAGGGGAAGTCCCCACCGTCTTCTGCCCACATTCTGAACTTCGCATAGCGCTGTAGCCGCGCCTCGCTGTCGTATGAGGATTCGCGCTGATCGTTCTTGGCGAACTCACAAACGCGCTGCGCGATCTTTTCCTTATCGAAGCCGCTCTCCGATTTTCTCGGTCGGCGGCGACGAAGTCCGTATTCATCGAATAGGGGCTTCTTTTCATCCACTGGTCATAACCTCAGACCACAGATCCCAAGTCAAAATACCCAAGGGAGGGTCTATGCTGAACAGCCACAACACTCGTCTTCGAGAGTCTGCAACGTCCGTAGAAATGCTCGGATCTACTGCCTGCTCACTCATCCCTCGGATTGCTTTGCGCCACACTGTAGGAGTGTTCTCCGGCGTCATGTCGCAATCCTTGCATACGGAATAGTGAGTCGTATTTCCGCTCGCCAGCACAACATGGAGCCTGCGCGCTCCGACTGCTGGAATAAATCTGGGGACTCTGTCTGCATCGACCGCAGGTTTTTGAGTAAAGATGATTTTGTCGCACACTGAACAACACCCGGATTGCTTTACGCTTTCCATTTCACTCCGCCAAGTCGAAATGCGGATTCGACTTGATAAAGTCACCGCGAAGTTTCGTTGTCTGATCGTGCCACGAACGAACCAGACCGGAATGTATCTCGTCGCGAGCTAGTGAGTACACGTCGAACTTGTCAGCGCATACGCCACAGTATTCTCTGTAGTGGACTATCCCACGCTGAACGAGTTCTTCTCCTACATCCTGCTTGCTAGCGCATCCGTCGCAGATTTTGACATCTGCCATCACGCCTCCTCTATATCGTAGGTGCAGACGATACGATCCGTTCCTGTGTCGTCGATTCTCATGTCAAGCGATTCGTCCGTAGCGGTGAGAGAGATATTGAGATCGACCAAAGAGGTCGTCACATTGAACATCGCAGTGTCCGCTGCGGC